TCCCGCAGACAAATTGCCTGCAGGTTGGATGAAGACTTTACTGGAAAGTATCAAACCCACATTTAAAAATGCTGGATTGATTCATGCCAAGGCTAAAATACAATGGGCACATGTACGTCCTGGTGCCAGCTGGAGTGCTCCGGATGCAATGAGCAATTTTATGCGTGAACTGCACATTCGTGCCGGTGGCACATTAAACTTGCCCTATCATGGTGAAGGTGCTAAAATGGGCATTAGCGAAGGCAATATTGCCCCTGGTTTGTTTCCTGAGACAGCAGAGGCTTAATATGGAAAACTCAGAAAAGAAAAAAAGGTACTACGAAAAATTAGCGTTAGACACAGGACGCTCATTGCGTTATCATTTCTCAGCCGCTCGTAAAAGTGCCGCAAAAAGAAACATTGATTTTTGTATCACTGAAGACACTATTGTTACTCTTTGGAAAGAGCAACAAGGAAAATGCAAATTGAGCAAGATTGACATGACATTGACACATGGTACCTCAACTGCAACAAATCCAACCAAGATAAGTATAGACCGTATAGATAATCAACTTGGATACGTAGAAGGAAATATTCAATTGATAATTTGGCAATTAAACAATGCAAAAAGTGTATGGAGTAATCAACAATTAATTGACACATGTAAGGCGGTAGCGTCACATGCTTAAGGAATCTCTTGAACAATTTACAGCACCTGTGTATGGTAAAACTAAAAGAAGTCCGGAAACTTACAAGACCGTGGCCGCTTATTGCAAGCGAAACCTTGAACGTTTGATCAAGGAATATGCAGAAGTAAAAAACGATCAGCAATTGTTGCGAGAGATTCGAAATGATATTGACAAGTACCTGCGCCGATATCACGAATACTGTATTGAACAGCGTGATGGTATGGAAGCACATTATCACGAAGTTGGAGCCGATGAAGAATGTGATTTTGAACATTTAATTCCGGCTAGTCGTATTAGAGATTTGTTGTTGGCTGATAAAATTACTGTGGAACAAGGTCTTAATGCACCCACAGTAAAATTAAGTCGTGCTAAACATATGGCACTCAAAGATGCTGGCTGGGCCAGCAAGACTCCCAACATGTGGTTGCCGTTTGAGCGTTATACTAATGTGTTTACGGCCGAATATCAAACGCATGATGGAACGGCGATAGACTCGTTGACATGGACTTTGGAAAAGCATTATAATTACTTTAGACATTTAGTATTATGACGCCATTAATAACCAAAGAAGTAGCAGTAAACATCGCTTGGCATACGCAACTGGCATGGGCTTATAGTGTGCCCAACGATAGTACTGGCGAGTTGGTTATTACCCATGGGCTCAAACCATTTTATCCCGATGCAGAACAACGCGGCGGTTCAACTACGATTGTCGACATCAAAGTAAACAATATAGCATATGATGTTAAATGCCGAGATGTCTTGAGCGTGTTTACCAAGGAGCGATCGTCTAAACAACTAGCTCGTGCTCCTGGTAAAACATATTTTCCTGTAGACGATTTGTGGGTGAGCAGGCCAGCATCTGTATTAAGTCCAGTTCGACGTCCTAACGTTGAATTGGAAAATTACCAAGGCGACTGCCAACGTATTATCACCGAGCAGATTGCTGAATATAAACAGTATGCAGATAGAACCGTAGCCAAAGCTGGATGCACTGAACTAAGAAGTTTAATTTTTCTTTACGGAGAAAAAAATGGTTACAAGTCTATATACATTGATGAACAACCATTTACAACTCCAGTTCCGACATTTTACGAATCTGAAAAAAGTTATCGAGCACTAGATGCCAACCATAAACTTTTATATGAAATCAGTGACTATAGCAAAGGCAGTACAAATTTCAACAAAAGATTTGATTGCAACAGTGGATATCTATTTGTTTGGCCTAGTCAAGCGTTAAGTACTGATATCATGGACATCGACGTTTGGGCCAACAGTGGAAACTATGTTTCGGTAATATGATTCAACAATACTACAATCAAATATGTGCTGAGTGGGGAGTAAATCCTACCGCTGACGTTTACACTGGCTACGAGCAGGTGTATGATCAACTACGAGCGTTGAGTAAAGAACGCTGGGCGGCTGCCGATGACGCTGGCAAGGAAGCTATACAAGAAGCTGCTTTCGAAATATATCGTAGTGTGGGCATCGTGCCTATCACTTATTATAGCCTTGAAGGTTGTCGTCAACAGATTGTGAATGTGGCCGATTCGGTCAAGTCGGTAAAAAATCGCACACTTGCAATCGGTGGGTCTGCAGGTTCGGCTTTTAGTCGTTTTTGGTTTCCAGGTATGCAAGAAGCGGCCTGGGGCGACAATGACACAGTGGGACTAAAGAGTAGATTCAATCACGATGCCAAATTACGTCGTGCCATTCGTATCTGCTATCAGTTTAGAGACAATGGCGATCAAGCTGTATTTCCTGCAGCCTTGCGTACTGCACTGGAGTTGGTCAACGGCGGTACCATTACCAACTTCAAACCTATGAATGCCAGAGCTGTATGGGAATACATTTGTCCTGTATGGGGCGGAGATGTGTTGGATTTTAGTGCTGGCTTTGGTGGACGCATGATGGGTGCTATGACCAGTCGTATGCGTTATACCTATCACGGTATAGATCCTAATACCAAAACTTTTGCAGGATTGCAAGCATTAGGCGAATTGATCACTGATGTAACCGGTACTGACTACTCTGTACATTGTACTGGCAGCGAAGACTTTGTGCCCGAACCTGGCTCATATGATGCGGCTTTTAGCAGTCCACCATACTTCAATTGCGAACGCTACAATGATGAACCTACACAATGCTACAATAAATTTGCCAATTTGGATGCTTGGTTTGAGCAGTATGTAGAACCAACTCTCAGCATGATATATCAAGGCCTGTCCACAGATGGCATCTATGCCGTCAACATTGCCGACTATAAGCAAGGCAAAGAATCTTTTAGTATTGTGGATCGTTGGACTGCTATTAGTGAAAAAGTTGGGTTTAAAAGTGTAGACACTATCAAAATGTTACTGACTACCCGTCCAGGAGTTGGCAATAATCGTAGCGAAAACGCCACAAAAAGTGAAGGTATATATGTCTTTAGAAAATGAAAAAGAATTGGTATGGGGCATACTCCGAGCTGATCCCGAATATATTGCACACCACTATGCCCAAGAGTTATTAGAGCTATCACGACGCCGGGGACAACGACTATTCCACCGTCGTTGTGATGAATTGTTGACCATGGTCATGAATACTGTGCAGAACCCGGTGTATGTTCTTGCTATAATGAAATGTTGGTTAAACAATTATCGACTACCAATAGATCCCGGAAAACTACCTTCGTTTGATCGGTTCCACGACAAATACGGAAAATTGATACTCAAAGTTGGATTCAAGAATATTCCAGTGTTGTAAAAAAGCGACACTGTAATAACCCGCCATTTGTGCGGGTTTCTTTTTGGTGTTATAATCAATACATAGACACTAAGGAGCATCGTATGCTTGCATTTGCCATTTTTATTTTTGTAGCTTTTGCAGTCAAATGCTACATTATTTTTCGTATGTTTTAAGGAGCCACTATGGGAACAAGATCAGTTATTGCAGTCATGCATGGCAGTAATGCCAAAGCAGTTTATTGCCACTGGGATGGGTATTTAGAACACAATGGTGCCATTCTACAAAAGTACTACGACAGTGCTCAAGCCAATCATCTTGTGAGCCTGGGCGATATTAGTAGCTTAAAAGAAACAGTGGGTGAACCGCATCCATTCAGCTACATTGGTACCATGCCCGAGGACGAATACAACGCCAAGTACGGCACGATGACCACCTTTTATGGTCGTGACAGAGACGAAAAAAACTGCGAATTTAAAACGCTGGTAGACTACGAAGCTGTCTTGGAATACTTTAATAATTGTGGAGCAGAGTATGCTTACATTATGAAAAATGGTGAATGGTTCATGTTTGACTGCAACAACAAAAATATTCGTCTGTTGGCAGAAGAATTGTCTAAAAACAACATTGTTGTATAAAAACAACACTAAAAACCCGCCAGTTGTGCGGGTCTTTGTTCAGTGTTATAATACATACATACCATTTAAACAGGAGAAAATAATGGCAAGTTCCAAGATTAGCGAAAATCGTACAATTACACCCAATGAAGCACGTAGCCGAATTTTACGTTGTTTTAAAGCCAAGCGTCCATTGTTTCTTTGGGGTCCTCCTGGAATTGGCAAGTCAGAAGTAGTTGCTGGACTTACCGAAGAGCTTGGCGGTATCATGTTTGATTGCCGCTTGGGACAAATGGAACCTACTGATATTCGAGGTATTCCATTCTTTAATAAAGATATTGGCAAAATGGATTGGGCTCCTCCTATTGACTTGCCCGACGAAGAAACTGCTAGCCAGTATCCTGTAGTGGTGTTGTTCTTGGACGAAATGAACAGTGCGGCTCCTGCGGTACAAGCGGCAGGTTACCAACTTATTCTCAATCGCAGAATTGGCAAATATAAATTGCCAGACAATGTGGTCATTGTTGCGGCTGGCAACAGAGAGTCAGATAAAGGTGTTACATATCGTATGCCTACTCCGCTGGCAAATCGTTTTGTTCACTTGGAAATGAAAGAAGACTTTGATTCTTGGCAACAATGGGCTGTTAACCACAAGATCCACAAGGATGTTGTTGGTTATTTGAGCTTTGCCAAACAAGATATGTTTGACTTTGATCCCCGTAGCCCCAGTAGAAGTTTTGCTACACCACGCTCATGGACTTTTGTAAGTCAGTTTTTGGAAGACAATGGTGCTAGCGATGCAGAACTTACAGACTTGATTGCAGGTACCGTAGGTGAAGGCTTAGCAGTCAAGTTCATGGCACACCGCAAGGTGTCGGGACAGATGCCCAACCCAATGGAGATCTTAACTGGCAAAGTCAAAGATCTCAAAGTCAAAGAAATCAGTGCTATGTACTCGCTCACTGTCAGCATGTGTTACGAGTTACAAGATCAACATGCCAAGTTGGGCAAAGACAAATTGTCCGAATGGCATGCGTTAGCTGATAACTTCTTGCGTTTTATGATCGACAACTTTACCACAGAGTTGGTCGTTATGGGCACAAGGGTTGCGTTGACAACTTATAACTTGCCCATGGTCCCAGGCAAGATGAAAAACTTTGACGAGTTCCATGCCAAGTATGGTAAGTACATTATTGCTGCTAGTGGCAAGTAAAGAAAAGGGGCCTAGGCCCCTTTTCTAATATGTATTGAGGTCTTTGCAAATTATGTTTTCATCAGTGCCACGAATTCTTAATTGGGCCCAAGGGCTTCCGCAAAAATACAAAACCGATAGGCCTTTACTACTAGTAAGTGGATGTAGTTTTACTGTATCAAAGGCAAATTTATTATTTGCCAGTGCATGGCCGGGGATGATCTATGATCGTTGTAAATTTACTCAGTGCTTTGACTATGCCCGACCCGGGGCAGGAAACGAGTACATAGGTGACTCGATCATGCATCATCTTGCAAGTGTGCCAGACGGTGAATTAAATCAGTACTTGGTTATTATCATGTGGAGTGGGATAGATCGGCACGAAAATAAAATCTACAATTCCGATTTGCCAGAAAACGAATATCCCAAATTAGGCACAACTTCTTATCAACGATCTGGACCTTCTATAAATAAAAGTGCAGATTCAAAAATTTCGTTTGATAAAATTTTTCAAGTAAAAAAATTTTTAGAATCTCGAAACATTCCATTTGTTTTTACTTTTTACTCTAATGTATTGTTTCCGCCCTACATACCAAAAAGAGATACCACACACCATTTTGACGACACATTAGACAAAGAAGAGTTGGTCAAAATTAGAAGCTTGCCTTGGATCCCATCCAAGCCAATGGACTTTATGTTTGAGTACGGATTCCGCAATGATTTATTAGCCAATGACTTATTTCATCCAAGTTACAAGTGTGCAGAAAAATGGACAGACGAAGTATTACTAACAGAAATGCATAATAGAAAGCTAATAGAAAAATATGATTAATCTCCAGCCATCAAAAAATATAACAGTTATATATGACTTTTTTATATACAATAATATAAAATTTTTATTTAATGATATAAGAAACAATGGAATATTGGATTTTAATTTATTAATTGACCCCGATATTCATTTATCTATCGTGGATTTCCCCAGTTTTATTGAAGCAATAACCAAGGCTGAATCTTGCGAAATTCTAGTAAATTTTTTACAGAAAAATAAATTGATTGTATGGAATGACGGCGATGGCGGATGCGATTTAATTGATTCCAAATTGGAATTTAAAAAACTTGATACACTGATTCCCAAAGAGCATGTCACAGTTGTGATTGACGCCAAACTTGATTGCAATCTCGAATTACAAAATATAAAAATTGTAGAAATGCCATGCACATCGTTTGGTCGTCTCCCTCTCAGAAAAATTTCAATCACTGAGGTACCGCCCCGTGTAAAAGATTTTATATTGTTGATGAGCAGAGTTAAGCCGCATAGAGATTTAACCTGGGAAATTATAACAAAAAATAATTTGCAAGATTTTGGTACATGTACATATCATAAATCTCCAACACCATACATGTACAGGAATCAATTGAACGGGTGGGTTGGTGATTTAAAAAATCACAATGAATTTAGTCTACCTTTTATATTTCCGCATGGAGTATATGAAACTGCAAATTTTGAAATTATATCAGAATCTGTCGCTGATCATATATTTTATGCTACAGAAAAAACCTACAAATCTATTGTGGCTAAAATGCCATTCATGGTCATATCAACTGTTGGGTATCTTGGTTACTTAAGGTCATTGGGATTTGAAACTTTTGGATCCATTATTGACGAAAGCTATGATCAAGAAGTAGATTTAGAAAAACGAATTACGATGATTGCCACGGAAGCCAAACGTATAATTAACAACGGAAGCCAAAAATTCTACAACGCTACCAGAGATATTTGCCAACACAATTATAACACCTGGGCAAAAAACCGCGGAAGTTGGGACCATACTATGGACAATTTTTTATTAAATCTGTTGGATTTATAACAACAGATGTTGCAAAAAACCCACAGACAAATTCAAAAAGACGTGTTATAATATATACATATTAAGGAGAACAAGATGTCAGCAGTAGCAGAAGTAAAAACAACAGACCCTAAAATTGACAAATTAGCACAAGAAAAACTTGTAACTGCTAGAATTGGCTTGTTGCTCAAAGCACCTTTCTTTGGTAACATGGCTACACGTATGAAATTAATAAATGCAGATGCGTGGTGTGGTACTGCAGCCACCGACGGTAGAAACTTTTATTACTGTTCAGAATTTATCAATAAGTTACCACTTAAACAAATTGAATTTTTAGTCGGCCATGAAGTCTTGCATGCGGTATATGATCACATGGGACGCCGTAGCGACAGAGATCCCAAAATCTCTAACATTGCCGCTGACTATTGTGTAAACTTTGACTTGGTTGAACAACGCATTGGCGAAAAGATCAGCATGGTTCCTATCCTCTATGATGCCAAATACAAAGACTGGAGTTACGAACAAGTGTATGACGACTTGATGCAGAATGCTGACAAAATGGACATGGACAGTCTTGCACAAAAGATATTAGATGAACACTTGGATGGAGATGGCGAAGATGGCGAAAGTGATGGTAACGGTGACCGTACACATACAGGTGGCTTACGTCCTAAATTAAGCGAGGAAGAAAAGAAACAAATCCGCGACGAGATCAAAGAAGCGGTATTGGCCAGTGCACAGGCAGTGGGTGCTGGCAACTTACCAGGTGGTGTTAAACGTCTTATATCTGATTTAACATCTCCGGTGGTTAACTGGCGTGAGCTGTTGCAACAACAAATAGAAAGCACTATCAAAAGTGACTTTTCTTGGATGAAACCATCGCGTAGAGGCTGGCACATGGATGCAGTTATGCCTGGAATGATGCCCGGTAATACTGTAGACATTACCGTTGCAATTGACACATCTGGCAGTATAAGCAACAATGATCTTAAAATCTTTTTAAGTGAAGTCAAAGGCATTATGGACAGTTACGACGAGTACACTATTAATGTTGTAACTTGGGATACTGGCGTACATAATCCTCAAGTGTTCACTAGCGACAATATGGAAGATATCACCACTTATGAGCCCGGTGGCGGTGGTGGTACTGATCCACATTGTGTTTGGAATTATTTGAAAGAAAATGATATTGAGCCTAAGAAACTGATCATGTTCACAGACTA